TATCAAGTCCAGAACAATTATCGTGGTTAATTTATTCAAAGAAACCTAAAGATAAAAAAGAATGGGCTAGAATATTTAATATAGGAATTGATAAACATACAGGTAAGAATAAACGAAGACCTAAATTATCTTTTAGTCAATTCAGGGCATTAGTTAAAACTTGTACTGCACCTATTCAAAAAACTATAGCATCACAATGTCTATCATGCCAAGGCAAAGGAGTAATTAAAAAACTTAAGATTGATGGCACACCATATAAGAAATATACTAAGTGTGTTAGCTGTGATGGTGAGGGGTTTACCTATAGCGACACAGCTAAACTTGCAGGGTTTAATCAAAGACCTAGAAGTGTATATGACGTAGCTGAATCTGGATTTAGAACAGATAGAATTACATTAAATAAAATTGCAGGAGAAGCTGAAGGAGAGTTTAGAGAATTTATTGATGCTATACTTAGGCATAATGCTATTTCTACATATTTAAATACTTTTGTAGAAGGATTACAAAACTTTACAAATGAGAATGGGTTACTACATCCTAAGTTTATGCAAGCAGTAACAGCAACAGGGAGATTATCCAGTCGTGATCCTAATTTTCAAAACCAACCTAGGGGTGGTACTTTTCCTATTCGTAAAGTAATACAATCTAGATTTGAGGATGGGCAAATACTTGAAGTAGATTTTGCACAATTAGAATTTAGAACTGCAGTATTCTTAGCACAAGATAAACAAGGAATGGAAGATATAAAAAATAAAATCGATGTTCATCAGTATACTGCTGATATTATTGGTGTGTCTAGGCAAGATGCAAAGGCACATACCTTTAAACCTTTATATGGTGGTACAACAGGAACTGAAGATGAAAAAAAATATTATAAAAGATTTGCAGAAAAGTATGCTGATATAACAAGATGGCATAGTGAATTACAAACTCATGCGATTACCTATAAGCGAGTAAGGCTACCCACAGGCAGAGAATATTCCTTTCCATATGCTGAAAGGATGCCTTGGGGTGGCTCAAGTTATGGTACGCAAATAAAGAATTATCCTGTACAAGGTTTTGCAACTGCTGACATTGTACCATTAGCATGTATAAAAATATATAAACTAATGAAAGAGCAAAGGGTTAAAAGTTTACTTATTAACACAGTTCATGATTCTATCATAGCTGATGTTTATCCTGGTGAAGAGGCTGTAATGAGTAAAATATTTAGACAGGGTACGGCTTCTGTAATACCTGCATTAAAAGAGTATTACGGAATTAATTTTAACATACCACTTGACGTAGAAGTTAAGATCGGTTATAATTGGTTGGATATGAAGGAGGAAAAATATGGTACAAATTAAATTTGTAAAAGAAATACCGATAATTAATGGGGCTTATAAAAAGGATACACCTAATAAGGAAATAGGTTATCAAAAATGGTTAGTTCGTAAAACATATGAAGTTGAAATGGAATATGAAATAACTTCTAAAACAAAAGCAGAAGCCGAGGATCTTCTTGAAAGAAAAGAACATGTGAAAGTTGAAGAGGTTGATGAGTATGGAGAAACTTTTAGAGAAACCATTAGGGGTGTACATGTTAATGACATGTCGGGTGATGAACTTGTAGTTTGGAAGAAGATTGAAGAGTGCCTACCTCGTGATGATGAAGATATAGATACAGGTAAAAGATTCTTAAACTATGAAGATCCTGATTGGGTTTCAGATGATTATGAATGGGTTAAAAATGAAGACGGTACAAATATAACTAAGGAGGTAGATAATGAAAGACATACCAATACTTGATAAAGATATAGATGATTGGGGTAAGGATGAGCAAGAAGAAGCTTATGATAAACTCCAATTACTAAAGCAGAACTTTGAGGGGATACCCTCTAGGTTGTATATAAATGAGGATGAAGAACTACAGAGTTATCTAATGTGGTTTGCTCGTATGGAGGGTTTATCATATGAGACTACAAAAAAGGAGACTAGGATATGTTAGGACCAATTGTCGCAGGCATAATTGAGGTGGCCTTTTTCCTAGCTTTTTGGTATTGTATTATATATGCAATATTAAATTAACTTGCTTTTTAATCCAAAGTATGATATACAGTAAATATAAATAAGGAGGCTATATGAAAAATGAAATAGCAAATATAAATAATATGTCCGATGAACAAATTAAACAAGCTATCGGGCAGGATGATGGTTCTAGTAGTGGTACAAATATACCAAGACTTGGGATTAATCGTTCACCTGAAGATGACGATGGTAATCAATTACCAGTAGGGCACTTGTTCACTTATGATGCAAGTGTAGGCCAAAATGTTTTTGGTAAACCTGTTACCTTCAGACCTTTTATCAGTGCAATGCAATACATGCATTACGATCCTGAAAAAGGAGAATATGTAAATCGTTCTATAATTTTCAAGAATTGGAAAGAAGAAGCGATTGATATATTAGGTGGTGTAAAATGTGGTAAGGTTCCTTTTAAGGAAAGACCATCCCTTACACCAGAACAACTAGCAGAACAGAGAACTATAAGATGTTATAGATTATTGTATGGTCTATTATCTTTTAAAGGTAAGAAAGCAAATGGTGAAGATCATACACTTGCTAACCTGCCTGTATTATGGAGAGTAACTGGTACAGCTTTTTCTCCTGTAGGTTCTGCATTAGATCAAATTAATAAACGTAAAAAACTTATGTTTACAACTACGTTTTCAATTGATTCTAAAAGACAGAAAAAAGGTGGTAATGTATATTACACACCAGAAATTTCTGTTAATGCTGATGCTAATTTGCAAATGTCTAAAGAAGATATGGAAACTTTATCTGTGTTCCAAGATATTATTAATATAGAGAATAGTGAAGTTGTTGAACTTTATAAAGTTGCAAAAAAAGGTCAACCTACAATTTCTGATGGCGAATCAGCAAAGGTAATAAAACAAATTGAAGATCCAGTTGAAGTATTATCAAACTAATGAATGATATACTTCATAAGGTTCAGTTATATCTAAGTAAGGCTACTAAAGAACCTGTAAAGATTTCTGATAAACTGGTTGAAGAGTTTGGTGAGGCATGTAAAAGTGCCTTACGCAAACAGTTTACAGAAGAACGTAGGTCTGGTTTTAGACCTCGAATGTCTAATGTAGGTAGACCTTTGTGCCAACTACAGATGGAAGCACAAAATATAAAAGGTGAAGGTCAACCTTACAATGTTAAAATGAGGAATACATTTGGAGATTTAATTGAAGCCTTGTCTATATTTGTTTTAAAATCAGCAGGAGTAAAAATAGAAGATGAACAAAAAAATGTTAAGTATAAGTTTAATGGGTCAACCATTGAAGGAAGGTATGATGTTAAAATTAATAAAAAGATTTGGGATATTAAAAGTGCATCACCTTATTCCTTTAAAAATAAATTTGGAGAAGCAGGTGGTTTTGAAAAGGTAGTTAAAGATGATGCTTTTGGATATATATCTCAAGGATATTTATATAGTGAGAGTGAAAAACTTCCATTTGGTGGATGGATTGTAATTAATAAATCTACAGGAGAATGGCTAACATGTGAAACTCCTTTAGCAGATGATGAATATAAAAATATTGCACTTAAAACTGCTAGAGATAATTTAAAAAGTATTATTAAAAAGAAACCATTTAAAAAATGTTATTCAGAAATTGAAGAAACATTTAGAACAAAGAAAACAGGTAATAAAATTTTGGGCTTTGTATGTTCATATTGCCCATATAAACTTCCTTGTTGGGGAAGCGAATTGCAACTGTTGCCACAGCAACAATCGCAAGGTAAGAACCCTAAATGGGTTTGGTATACTGAAGTTAATAATCCTAGAAAGGATGATGCTTTAGAGAAAGGTGGATAGTTTCGAGGGGTCTATTCTCCATCAGTACCAGTGTAATACGTGGTGCTCGAATTGGAAATCTTTAAATGGAGATCTAGTGGTTCAGTTAAATGTGAAACTATTGCAAGAAAAGCCACGATGATATATTTTATAATATTTAAAAATAAAAAGGACACAGAGTATACATTATTTACTAATATAATATTTAATAATGAAAAAGAAGCAGATGATTTTGGTAAAAGAAGTATGAAGAGAGGATTTGAACATAAAGTTGTAGAATATAATAATGAAAATTATGAAAGATATTGGAAATGACAAAGGATAAAAAGTTTGATACATTAAACTCAATAAAAATTTTAGTCACTCCATGGGAAANGGGCTTTACCTGTGGTATAGTAATGGATAGTAAGGCCAAAATGTCAACTGAACAATATGAACTTTGTTCAACAATAGCACGAGGGATGATTAAAATGGCAACATCAGATCCCCATACAACTTTCTTGTATGGTTTAAGGGGATTTGCTGATGACAAAAAAAGCAACAAGGGTATGCCTATAAATTCTGTAGCTGAATTTGATAATGAAGATAATGTTATAGATTTTATTGAGTATTTAAAAAAGAAAAGAGATAAGGAGTTAAACTAATGGCAACACATTTAGTGATGGGTGATCCTCATTGTACACCTAAAGCAAACAATGATAGATTTCTGTGGGCAGGTAAGCTTGCACGAGATCTAAAACCTGATACTATAATTTGTATGGGAGATCTATCAAGTATGGATTCTCTTTCAAGTTATGATAGAGGAAAAAAATCCTTTGAGGGCAGAAGATATAAAAAGGATATTGACCATGCACATGACGCATTGGAAAAATTTAATAAAGGTCTTAACGGTAAACGACCAAGAAAAGTCATGCTACTTGGTAATCATGAAGATAGAATAGATAGGATAGTAGAGGAAACCCCAGAACTTGATGGGGCAATTAGTATAGAAGATCTTAAATTTAAGGAGTTTGGTTGGGAAGTTATTCCTTATCAAAAACCATTGGCTATTGATGGTGTTCACTATTGTCATAATTACCCTACGGGTGTTATGGGTAAACCTGTTAGTGGGGATAACATTGCTCGTTCACTTTTATTAAAAAATAAAGTATCTTCTACAGTAGGACACTGCCATCTGTTTGACTATTCAATATGTACAACACCTTTGGGTAGAAAAGTAATGGGATTATCTGCTGGATGTTATTTACATCACAAAGAAGAGTATGCTAAAAGTACCCAACGATTATGGTGGAGTGGTTTAATAATTAAACGTAATGTTCATAATGGTGAATATGATATAGAAACTATTGAGTATAATTCAATTAAGAGGAAATATGGTAGACGATAAGGTTAATTCACCTGCTCATTATAAATATGGTAAGAAAGAAACTATAGAAGTTATACGAGATTGTATGACTGGTGATGAATATCATGGGTATCTTAAAGGAAATGTTTTGAAATATGTTTCTCGTTATAAATTCAAAGGAGAACCATTAGAAGATTTACAAAAAGCTAATTGGTATTTAAATAGATTAATAAAGGAGGTCAGTAATGGGACAAGTTAAACAAGCAATGATAGAAGTAGAAGACTTAGTCTGTGGATGTTTAAGACAAGGCAGAACTCTCAATCAAACTATCAGAGATTTAAAAGAAATCTATGATAAAACAAGTAATACAAATCCGTATTTAACTAGTGAAGACTTAATAGAGGATAAGTATTATCAATTTAAAGGTCAATAATATAACAAATAAAAGGAGGAGAAATATGTTCAATTTTAAATTAGAGATTCCAACTTACGCAGAGTGGAAAGTACAATTTGAAAAATTCTTAAAAGAACAACCTGAGCAAGCTCAAAAATATCAAGAGCAAACTCAGAAATTCTGGAAAGATTTTTTGGAAGATACATTTAAAATAAAATAATAAATAAGGGGAAAGGAAAGATGACTACTAATACAAAAGGAAAACCATCACAACAACCAAACCCTAGGACTTTCTTAATAAATTCTGTACAACTTACAGAACTTATGAAGTACTTAATGGGTAAACCATATGCTGAAGTATTAAAGCTAATGAATATGCTTACTACATTAAATCAATTAGATCCTAGCATTGGTGCGGACTTTGTTAAAAAGCCAAGTCCTGGAGTTTCTGATGGAAAAAAATAATATATCAAAACACACAGGATTATTATTTGAACT